GTTTTATTATATATTTATATATTCCAGTTATCCACTTTTCTGCGTTCTGGTTTCATCTTCAATACAAATGGGTTAGATTTAGTATTAGCTTCAGTCTTTTTTTCATAAAACTTATTACTACCATCATTAGCCAATACAGGTTGTTTATCTTCTTCAATATCTTCAAGTTTCATTCGTTTCTTAATAACATTGACCAAGAACTTACTATTCATACTCAAATCAGCATAACGATTCTTCAACTGTTTAAATAGTATTTGGTTTTTACTTCCAGGATCACCATCCTTTGCCATAATTGCTAACATCAAGTCTGCTGTTGCTGGAAGACCAAAACTTTCTGATGTATTAGTCAAATCAGGATCAGAACTTGAATACCCTTCCCTATTCAATTGAGAACTTGTAATAATAGGAACATTACACTCTACCGCCAATCCTCTAATTTCTTCTGCAATAGACTTAATGTAAATATAGGTATTCATATTTGCAGCCCACTTGACTCTACTTGACGCACAAATATTTAAATAATCTAAAATAATAACTTGAGGTGTAAAATCTTTTTTGATTTTCAACTCTCTGATTAACGCACGAAAGTTTCCAACATGAGCTCCTGCGGTTGGATATTCTTTAACAACTAATCTGCCAACATTTAATTTATTTAACTTCTTTTGAAAACTGTCTTTTGGAATTATATGTAATTGACCAAGATCAATATCCATCAAATTAGCATCAATTCTTTCTGCTATTCTTTCTTCTGCCATTTCCATTGTAATGTATAAAACATCTAATCCTTGTCTCATATATTGACAAGCTAAATGTGTTTTCACTAATGTCTTACCAACACCAGTTCCACCAAGTAATACTGTAAGTGTTTTTGGTGATATTCCTCCATTAGTAATCTTATCCAACATAGTCATACCAAAAGAAATCTTTGATTCTTTCTTATGATAAAATTCCCAACGGTCATCACCATTATCCATATAACTATGACCCACACTTTGGTCTAATGAAATAGCAAGTGCTTCTGTAAGAATTTCTGGAATAGCATCTTTAGAAGTTTTTTTATCTTTACCTTCTAAAATTGAAATACTTTCAACAATACCATTATATACAGCTTGGTCTTTTGCCCATTTCTCTGTTTCTTGAATCAACCATTCTTCATCATCTGTTTTTTTCTTATATGTCTTTAGAAGTTCAATACAATTATTATAAACTGCTTCATTTAGATCATCCCTATTTGACAACTTTACAGATAATGATTCTACTGTAGGTGGTTTACTATATTCAGAAATATGTTTTTGTATCTCTGAAAATATAATCTTTTCAGGATGAGCTCTAAAATATTCTGGTTTTAAGAAAATACCAATAAGACTTGAATAATTATCACTATGTATCAAATTTTCTAATATCAAACTTTCTGTTCTCATATTATCCTTTATTCAAAACATCCATTATAATCTTCTTTTCTTTTTCAACACTAATAGATAAAAATGGTTTATAATTTCTTACTAATTTAATAAAATCTTTAGAAGCTGGATCAATCAATTTTTTCTCGAAAGGTGTAAGAAAATCTAACATAATATCAAGTGTAGTAAATGTTTCTAATGATATAGTTTTTGATAAACCAAGTTTCATTATAGGTGGATGATTAATTCCCTTTGACTGAAACAATTCATCAAATGTTTTATCATACTCCTCCATATACTTCACAATTTCCTCTGTATCACGTTTTAAGTGAAAATGGAAATTATTCATTCGTTCTTTATATTCCTCATACAAATCACTATCAAATCTATCTGGATATGTTATATCATTTGTAAATTGCGAAAGATAGAAAAATAACAAATCCTCTTTATTTTCAAATGTTGTACCAAGTTTATTAAACATTGCTCTATGTACTGACCATCCCCCTCTTTTACCAGCCAATTTAGCAAATTGCTTTTCCATAGAAGCTTCATTCATATTTAACTTTCCATTATACTTAAAATAATCATATCCTCCTTTTCGACTTTTAGTAAAGTGTGCATATAATGCTTGATATGTTATCCACGCATTAAACGTCCTCTGGTTGCTCTGATTTACTACCATAATTAAACTCCTTAAATACAGCTTTCTCAAGTTGTTTCATAACATCATCAGTAAAATACTTTTCTGGATCATTAATAATAGTTTTCTCAAATGCTTTTCCAGATGGTGTTTCAAATCTGGTCGATACTTTTTTAAAGATACCATACTTTTCTGCAATCGGTACTAAACCGTAATACTTATCTAAACCCGTTTGATAATCTAACATCATTTCAATAACTGATTCTTCTTTAGTCATTCTACCCTTGACTAGTTTTGCTTTGATGATATTACCAATAACATCAGTTCCATCTTTATGTTTTCGTTTACCCAATGTAACAATGGTTGATGCGGCATACTTGATTCCACCTCCACCAGAAATTTCTTTCTTTGGAAACATACTACCAATAGCATCATAAGTGTGATTAGTAATTATCAAGGGAATATTATGTTTTGCTAACATCAAGGCAAGTGTACGAAATGTTCCACGAATCATTGGTGCTCTTGTCATATCGCGTTTGTCGGAACCACCCGCAACATCACCCATTTCTTTCATAGTAGAAAGATTACCTAACGAATCTAAGAATATCATCATCTTACCATTATTCTTACCACTATTATTAATGATACGCACACATTGGGTTCTAAACTCCTCAACTGTACTTACTGGAAACAATCCAATTCGATCTGTATCTAAACCTCGTTCAGAAATCATATCTTGTGTTAAAGCACCTTCACTCTCAAAATAAATTACAAGATTATCTTTATCTTGTTCAAGAAAATTCTTTGCAATACTTAATGTGATAAAAGTTTTACCGACAGCCTCAGAACCAGCAAAACAAGTAATTTTATTTGACGGAACACCACCATACATCGAACCAGATGTCAATGCATTTAAGGAATAAGATCCAGTATCAACAAAAGTGCTACAATCCCCAACAATACCGCTGGATACAACCGACGCCATATCATTTTGTGACTCCTTGATTAATTGTTTAATAAAATCTTTAACTGCCATTATTTACCTCCTCAAAAAAACGATTCTAAACTTCCAGTATTTTCACTTTTCCATCCAATAGCATTTAAAATATTCTTAACTGGTTGAAGAAATGATTTATCAAATTGTGTATCATAATCTATATATTTTTCTAAATTAAATTCTTTTGGTAAAATAGATAAAACTGCAATTACATTCTCACCAATTCTATTGGGTTCTTTAAGATAAGCAAATTTAATCTTATCTCCATCACGAATTAATTCATATTTATTTGTAAGTTTGTGTTCTTTTAAGAAATGATTGTAAAGCAAAACACCTCTTACATGAATTGGTGTAGCTTTAACATAGATATCTTTTGAAGATTTATACTTATCAAGACCACGAACTGATCTCGGAAATGATATATCTGTAAAACTTAATTTTTTAAACACATTACGATAATCATCAATACAATTTATTACTGTTTTTTCATCTGTAGTAATAATAGTTTTAATCAATGATTGTAAGTTATCCCGACACCATTCTGGTGTTGAACTTCTTACACTTTCAAGTCCCATTATCTTTAACTTTGGTTCTTTGTAAGATACTCCCTCATTATTATAAACATTAAGAATATATCTTTTCTTTGCTGTCCAGATACCCTTATCAGCAATTACTTCTCGCTCCATGAACATTTTCTGTTCAAAAGCATTTACATACGAATGAAGATTTTTATAACCTTGGTCAATATATGGTTGAATTTTATCCGTACAGATCGTATCCAAGAAGGTGATAATCTTTGAAGTCGATACTCCCTCCGGAAACACGCTAGTAACCAATTTGTCAAACGTAATGTAAACACTATCAGTGTCCGCCGCGATGACATAATCAATACCCTTTGTTTTTAACAATTTATTAATATACATATTTATATGTTTTTCAATCCATCTAATAGACAACTGACCAGACATGGTAATAGCTTCTGCTAAGTTAGGATCATAGTATAAAAAATATTGATTAGCACAAGCACCGTAAGCACTATTTAATAATATTTTTTTAGACATTTGAATATTATTATAGGTAGATATATTATTAATTACTTTTTGTTTATTTTTATAATCACCACTTTCTAATTTTTGTTGTTCTTTTAACAATTTCTTCTTATACACAACTCTATCATTATACATCTTCTCCATCAATTGTGGAAGAAAGCCTTGTTTATCATTTTTAAAATGAACACCATTAGGAGTCAATGTTATATTTTTTTCTTTAAGATAATCAGTATTTAGCTCTTGTTCTAATAATCCTTTAACTCCAATATTTTTGGAATTATCACAAACAGGACCTTTATATAGAGTTTCAGGACTTATATTGTATTGTTGGATCAAATGAGGATACAAAGAATTTAAATCAAAACTTACAACCCATTCATGTAAACCAATATGTGGATCCTTTACATAACCACCTTCAATACTTCGTGATTCACTTCCTTCTGGTTTGACTGGAATAGCTATTTTCTTTTCTTTGAGAAAGCGATAGATAATAGACTCCCAGGTTTTTACTGGAGAATATACATCCTCAAAGTTAATACCAGAATCATAGGCCATCGTAATAACCAAATCCATCAACTTCATTTTTTCATCAAGTTTCTTTACAATCTCAACATCTCTGATATTGTAATTAATAAAACTTTGATAATCTGTTTTGTATAACTCATAACCTGGAATTTCATCTTGATCTTTTCTCAATTCCAACTCAACCTTTCCAATATAATCTAACCGATATGATTCGCGAACTTTGTAAGTATATTTTTTATACAAATCAAGATAATCAATAATAGAAATACCAGTTATAAGATATGTTTGATTTTCTTGTCCTGCTATCCTTACATTTTTTTCAAATATATTCTTTATCGGTGATAGATGTTTTGGTTCAAGACCTAATCTTTCTAATCTATTAACAATATAAGGAATATCAAAAAACTTGCAATTCCATCCCGTAATAATATCTGGTGGTGATTCTTTCCACCAATTCAAAAACAATTTCATCATTTCACGTTCATCATCTGCTTTAAAATAATTTATAGTTTTATCAGATTGATCAGGTATGTAATCACCAGTCCCAAAAACATAATACTTATCATCTATACTGTTATGGATTGTAATGGATGTTATAGCAGAATTTGCTGTACGGATATTCGGAAAGCCATTATCAATGGATGTTTCAATATCAAGATTGTATATTATAATTTTAGAAGTATCCCATTGAATGTTAGGATATGTTTCTGTTATGTATTGAGATACATAATTACGATTACCATGAATAGAATAATTAACAGTCCCATCATAAGAGTCAACAAATTCTCGGCAGTCTTTGATAGAACCGAAAGTATGTGACCCAAGTGGTTTATTATCTAAACTCTTGTAATCAGATTTTTCTTCTGGTGATGGGAGATATAAGGTTGGTTTGAAATTAGTATAACCAGAGTAACGCTCACCCTTATTATCTATTTCACGGGTATATATCCTGTTCCCAATTTTAGCTACGAATGTGTAAAATTTGCTCATAATATATATTATAACAAAAAGGAATCAAAAAGTCAAGGATAAAGTTAGGGTACTACAATACCACTACCAAAGGCTCTACTATACTCATTTACGATGGTTTTGCTTGGAGTAGCTGTTGTCTGTATATTTTCATCTTTTATTGTAAATGACTTATCTTCCGAATAAGGCATCCATGGTTGGAAAGCAATCTTTTCTTTATCCACTGGAATCATAACAACCGGATTGGTTATTGTATTTGTTTCTTCGTCAAACTCACCTATTAGTTCTTCACCATTTGTTAATTTTACTATTTTTACATTCACGGGATCATACTCCTTTAAATCTACATTATTAATAATGTATTGAGATGTTACATTACCTGTAACACCAATTAAAAATGTTTCTAAACCAGCACAGCCGGATAGAAATATATTACCAATCAAAATACATTTACCTAAAAACATCATCGCTTATTTCAGTGGCACGATTAGACTCCTTATTAGTAGTCCTCATGCCAACATTTCCTATAGAATACTTAGCTTGTAAATCCCATTCTGATTTTTCACTGAATGGTAGAATCTTCATTTGACGAATTGAAACCGTTGGTTGTGCTTTCTCAGGAGATATAATTTCAACCAATCCCCATTCGTGTAAAAGATTTACAACGGTATTTCTTCGTTCAAGATCATTCTCGGAAAGGTTTGTTGGCTTGCCATCAAGCGCAAACAGTTCTTTGAAATGCACAATGTAGTATTTGCCTTGTTTGTGGAGTATGTGACAGGATTGATATAACTTCTTTTCCCTTCGTGAAGCTATCCCAATTCGTGTGAGGGTTTCTTTAACCTTCAGAAAGTCATCATCTTCTTTCAACCTCACCTCAATCATATCTTCCATAGACCATTTAATAATATCAGTCATTGTCCTATTCC